ATCAACCATTTCAACTTCTGTAATCGAAGCAAACGTCATCCATGGAGCCTGCCTTTTGGCGACTGTGACCTTGACGATTTCTTCTGTTGCCAAATCCGTAAAGATTTGAACGAGGGTTAGTTTGTCTTTAGACCATAACGGCATATAGCCCCATGAGGGAAGCATCAGTCTCTCCAATAACGGTTAGCAAGCTTGAAATATGCCCATGACAGGCACCAGCCGAATAAGACGGCTATGAACATTTGCTCGTGGGTATAGGTCATTAGTCGTATGCCTCATCAGTCAGCAGACGTTGAATCTCGTCTGGGAATAGAACAAAACCCCGTGAAGGGTTATCCGAGCCTGCAGCAAAGTCGCGTTTGCGAAGCCAGTCGCGGTTGAGGCGAAGGAAGTTCTTAAGCCTTGGAACGGAAACAAGAATGAAAGCACCGGGGGCCAAGCGATATGCCCACCATTCAGCCTTGGTCACATTGATACCAGAGTCCTGCCAGCCACGCCCTGTGGGCTTCTGCTGGGTTTCAACAGCCATCCTGCCATTGCGATACCTGTCTGATTTGACTTCTACTTTTGAGCCTTGGACGGCATCAAAGAATTCAACAAGTTCGGCTTCGCCTGCCCTGCCATAGACCATGTCAACTTCAAAGTCAAACTTTGGTTCGTATCCGATAGTTAGTTTTGTCATGTTTCCTGACTTCCTGCCCTTTGAGTGGCTGGGTGTGACTTTACACAATTTCAGAAAGCGGTGGTGGATACCCCAATGGAAACAAAGGCACCCACCACCTAGCCCCAGCCCGCTCAAACAAGCTGGGAATTCTTTATGGCTTAGGTAAAGCGCGCCATGCAGCTTCGAGAGCCACACCGTCTTCAGCGTGTCCACCATTGGACTGCGGAGCAAGTTCCACATGAATCCAGCGTCCGTTTTTTGAACCACCGTTGTCGGAATCAGTCCACTTTTTCCAGCCGGGCTTTCCGTTTCTGTTGCATCTCCAGCCCTGCCACGTTCCGTTAATTAGCCCGCCGTAGTCATGAACTTCTTCAATCCCAAGCTCTTTGTAATACTTGACAAACCACAACATGGCTTGCACAGCTGCAGCTTTTCCTTCTTTGGTGTCGGCAAAGCCGAGGTCCATCCCACGCGCCGTACTATGCACACTCATGCCCTGACCCGACCTCATCTGCCTGACCACTAATGTCCCAAGGTTTTTGAAAGACCATCTCCGCGCACACAGTTCCACAAACTTTTCAGTCCCTGCCATTTTTGCAGTGGCTGTCTTGTCATAGCCCGTGTACTTCATTCTTTGTCCTTGTCGTTCTGATGGCCTTTAAGACCGTTTGAAGCGAGCAAGCCCGCCAATACGCCCGACATGGTCAAGGTCAACGGTGACAGAATCTTCCATGCTTCAGCATCGTTCGGTGCCTGCTCAAGAGGTTGAGTCACAAACAAAAGACCGTACAGAAGTACGAAGACTGTGCCGACAAATGCAATGGAGATTGCTAGACCCACAATGAGGATTAGTCTTCCCTTAATTTCTTCGTTGGAGAGTCTTGCGCGAAATTTCATTAGCAACGTCCTTCTGATGCGATTGTGGTGGTCGTTGGGATTGGAAACTCGGTGGTGCGGGTTGCGACTTGGTTTTTTGTTCGTGGGCAGTTGATGCGTTCACGGTCTGCACACGCTGAGAGCGACCCCAAAAAGACCAATAGAATCAGGCTTTTTCGCATTATGCGCTTATCTCACAAAGAACAATGTTTGAGGCTTCTCCAGCATTTTGCACCAATACGCCAGTGGCGTTTGTGGCATTTCTAAATTGAGTTTTATAAGTCGTTGCGCTTGTTGTGGCAGGTGAATCGAGAACAAACCCACAAACACTGCCAATGTCATTTCGGCTGTCTGTATTGGTGTATGCAGCGTTTTTAGAAAGACTAGAAATAACTGTGGCACCTCTTAAAAGTTGGATATCACAACCACTTTGAGAACTGCCTACAGTTTTATAAACACCGCTTTGCGTAACCAACACCAGTATTTTGCTGGACGTTGCTTGAGGGGTAATTGACGCTGTAAGCGTGGTGTCAGCAAAAGTGTTTGTGTTGTTTTGCGTAACTGTGCTTGTAGTTGCAGCGACTACTTGAAGAACACGAAACGCGCCTCTCAAATCGTTCATCTGGGCTGCAGTGAGAATGGCCCCACTGACAAAGGATGCTGGAAGGTTGGTTGGTGTTGCCATGTTGTTTGTCTCCTTTTAGAAACTTAGAAGGTTGGATGTGGAAAGAGTGCCGAAAATAGTGTCATTCAAAACAAAGTAAGCGTTCGCATCTGTGGATTCAAACGTGTATGAAATGACATGATTGCCGGGTGTGATTGTATGGTTCACGCCTGAAACAATCAAGGTTTGTGAGTCGCTTGACGGGGTGCCAGTCACAAAGTTTTTGACTACTGTGCAGATACTGGTGAGGTCAAGACTGAGAGCAATGTTTTGTTGGGCCGTGGTCATTCCAGAAAGTTGACTGGCTAACCCGTTGAACCTGAGGATGGGGTTCTTGTATCGACCCAAAAGGTAATTGCCAAGAGATGCCACTTCTGTTGTTGTGCTGTTAAGAAGGGCGGTGAGGCTGTAAGTCTGGGCTTGGTATTGGGCGATGGACGTGGCGTTGCTGGTTGTTTGAACGGCCCCAGCTGGTGACTGAGTGTTAATGATGTTGTAAAGCAGCTCATCGCCGTACTGGTTCATTAGCGAATTAAACGGCAATCCTGTGCCGTCACCGTTAAACGTGGCTCCAGATACTGGGTTGAGAACGCTGGACCTGCCCTTGAAGGTAAGGGTGCCGTCGGCGCTCATGTACAAAAAGCCTTGTTCAGATGTGTTGATTTGCTGAAGGTAGTTGAGACAGTTTGTGTCTTGGTCAATTGCAAAAGCGCCAAGGGTAGAAGAACCAGTGTCAATTGACCGAGCGCCTTGGTAACTAATTTCGGTGTAATTCAACACAGTGTCAATGCGCGCCCCGGTCTTTTCAGCTGATGGAGTGACTGCATTGATTTGTTGGTTTGACAACACGGTAAAGTTGTCCGCGCATTGCACTGTGGCGGTGTCGTTAAAGCCCAAGTCATAGTTGATGTCCCAGTCTGTTACTAGACCCGTGTAGATGGGTATGCCGTTGGCGAGAATTTGAACAGGTAGGCGCGGAACAATTCCTGTTTGCTGTGTTGCTCCGCCAATCCAATACGGCGATGACTGGTTCAGCGGGTCAAATGTCCGGGTCTTGTTCCAAAGGTTTATTTGCGCGGTGCCACAGTTGAATTCGTCAAGTTGACGTGAACGGCCACGAGTGATGGAAACCGATTGGACAAACTCGGTGACATCCGACAATTGGACACCACCCAAAGTGCCACGGCCAGCAGTATCAAGAACACCGTAGAAAGTGTCATTGAGTTGAAACGGTTGCCCGAACCCGACAGTGGTTTGAAAACCAATTAGAACTTGAAGAATTGGCTGGGTCATACGGACACAAAAACTTGGCCCGATAGGCGTTCGGCTGATTTGATGGCTTCGATGATGTCGCGCCCAACTTGGGCAGGGTTGGAAACAAGTCCAGCGTTTACTGTGATTTGGTAGCTCTTGGCTTGATTCAATGCGTTCTGTGCTTGGTTCACGTTGCCACCAAAGAACGCTTGCCCAGCAACATTGCCAAGGCTCTGACCTGCAGCTGCAATACCAGCAAGACCCTCATTCAACCCGCTAAGCGTTAGTGACCCGGTGCCTCTAATCAATTCGGCGCTTACCTGTGCGCCAGCCACTGGACCAAGGTTTAACAGTTGAGCAAGGCCATCTGCAGACAGTCCTTGATAGGTAAGGGTCGTAAGGTTTGCAGCAAACTCTTTTGCTTTAGCAATTTGGTTTGCGAAGGCTTGACCATAGTTTGAACTAGCGCGTGTGGTTTGCGCTGAAGTGACGTTCTTTTCTGCGTCAGCTACTTTTTGAAGTGCCTCTGCATATTGTTCAGCGTCTTCTGTGGGGTTTAGTTTTGCTAGGTCGGCATAAGCCTCTTTGCGGGCTTTTAACGCGTCGGTGACTTCTGAGTCTGCATCGCTTTGAGTTTTGAAAGCATCAGCGAGAGACACAAAACCTCGAATGGAATCACGAGTGGCACCAGCAAAATCTGTGAGTTGTTTCTGAGCATCAGCAAGCGTTGAAGCGACAGCGTCGACGGCGGTAACTACTCGGTCGCGCAAAGTGTCAGCATGGTCTTTGGCTGCTTTGCGGGCTTCTTCTTGTTTCTTTTTTAGGTCGTCAGTGCCTTTAGTTGTTTTCTTTAGAGTCTCGTTGTACTTATTTGACAACAAGTTGTCCATGTCGCGAAACTCTGCAGCTGTGTAGGTAACTGTTGACGCAACGGTGTCGGATTCTCCAGCAACAAAGTGAAGTAATTTTGCAGCCTTTTCCAGTTTGTCAATTAGCCCACCTGCAAATAGTTGTTTTCCAATTTTGAAGAAAGCGTCAGCAACTTTGTTTGTTTTGCCAGAGGCTTTTTCAGCTGCAGTCGGAATAACGGTGTTCAGAATTGATGCAAAGTCTTCAACAACTGGGGACAGTTTTGAGCCAACAAGTTCATAAAGGTTGTCAACGGTTATTGACAGTTGTGACATGGCTCCAGCGGATGATGCTGCAGCTGCTTCGGATGCACCTTTGAAACTGGTTTCCAGTTGTCTTTGGATTGTGTCAAGGTCTTTTGTCTTGACGGCGTTTTCGTCAAGGGAAACACCAAGGCGGGTGAGCGCGCCCACATTGCCCGTCTGGGCCTTAGCCAACGCCAAAGAAACTGTCTCAAGGTCTTTGCCTGTACCAGCGGAAATATCCAGAGCAAGGTTCAACAGGTCTTGTGCCTGAGTCACATCTTTTGTGGCCCTGACCAGTGTGGTCATACTTGGACGAAGCTTGTCATCCGACACAGCCGAAGTGGCTTCCATTTTCTTGATTGATTGCTCAAGAGACGCAACTTGAAGGTCAGTTGCCCCTGTGGAGTTCTGCACCGCAATCTTTAATTGTTGCTGGGCTTTTTCGTCCTCGTTAAACGCTGTAACGGCTTTCCCCAGTTGCTGGACCAAAGCCCCAGCCGATACAGCTGCACCCAACTGAGAGGTCACCAGACCCTTTAGAGAGAACTGTGCGCCCTTGACACCCTTGTCGTTGTAGGTCGTGACGATGGGAAGCGTTACTGCAGCCATTTAGTTATCTCATCTCTTTGTTCACGCGCAAGATTACATCCTGCACAATGCCATGAACGGTTGCTGTCAAATGCGGAAGGTGTTCTTCTCCACCGGGCCACATATAACGAGACGGACCCTTTTGTCCTTTGCGCTCACCAGAACGATGGGGGACATCTTCGCTGTCAAGGTTGTCAATAAATGGGGAACTGCCACCACGCGCGCCAGCTGTGTCGTAGATGGCACCAGCAGCGTTGTTCTGAATAATGCTGAACATGGAATAAGCCTTGTTGCCCATCTGGGCCTTGCGCTTGGGTCCACCAAGTTTGAAACGTATGCCACGAAGGATGAGTTGTTTATTCCATGCGGTTGCCCCGCCACGGCCCTTAATAAGTTCACCCTTGGTGATGCGCGAATCCCCGCCAGATGAGTTGAACGGAGTGATGTCAGAGTCAATGAACTTGAGATAATCCTTGATGGATTTGATTGTGGGTGCAGCTTCTTTTCGAATTTGGCGGTTCATCTCTTTTACATAATCAGGTTCAAGTTTCTTGAGACGCTTGAGTGTCTGGTCAAGGCCCTTGATTTTCATGTCTGATTGAATGTTTGCCATTACTTTTGTCTGTCTTGGAGGGCTTGGCTAAGAGTGCTGATGAGTGTTATCGGCATGTCCTTCAGGTCCCGCCATGGAATCCCCGAAAGGATTAGTCCGGCAACGACTCCGTGGATGCCGTCTCGCCAAAAGGGATGCGTTCAACCCTGTACGAAACGCCTTTCACTTCTGAACGGTACTTGTCAATATTGCTGACGTGACCGTTCTGTTTCATGGATAGGTAACTCAGGGTTACTAGGTATTCCATGGAAAGGTTTTCGTCAACGGCTTTAATGATTGAAACGGTGTGCAGTTTCTCAAACTCAATGAGGCTTGCTACCGATAGGGCGATTTCATGTTCGCTCCCATCGACCAGCACAGTGGCGATGTGGAGTTCAAACATTAGGCGACTGGTGCTGTGTAAAGGCCACCATTAAAGGTGATAGCACCAACAGTGGCAAGGTCGCCTACAGCGCCCGTTACGGGACGATATTCGCTCATTAGGCAGTTAGTGATGGTGAAATTCGGGTTGGTCGCTCCAGTGGCTGCTGAGTCGTGTTTCACGGTCACTGTGGTCTGAACCCCGACAAGAGCAGTCAAAGTTGCGTGAACTTTTGAAGCTGCAAAGTCTTGGTTGAAAGAGATTGTGACGGTGTTGTTTTGGATTCCGCCCACAAACTGATGTCCATTGGTTGAAGTTGCTGACATTGCGGTGGATTCGACTGAATCGACAGCTTGTACAAGCTCCACGTTTGTGACATAGGTAGTCAGGTCAATTGAGTTGACGGTGACTTGGGCATCTTTAAGTACGAAAATAGCCATGACTATTCTGCCTCTGCTTTCTTGGTTGTTTTGGTTGGTTCGATATGGCCCGCACTGATGAGGGCCTCAATCGATGAGCCGTTTAGCTCATCATCGGTGATTGTGTCGCCAAGCGATTTGCCTGCAACAAGTTCTGATGTGACTTTGTAACTAGCCATTGGTTCCTTATGGGTATGCAACCCACGGCACCGTGATGGTGTACGCGGGAAGTTCTTGGTTGCCCACAGAATAAACCGTGGG